CTGGGTTCTCACCCCAGCAGTGCATGTCAAGAGCAGTCTCGGCAAGGACGAAAGTGCCAGCATCAGAAAGGGCAGACTCCTGGCTAGCGTTAAAGTTGGGGTAAGCAGAAGTATTGAGATTCCAGGCGGCGTTGCCAGCGGTAGTGACGTCCACAGCGCCAGCAGATTCGAAGAGACCACTGGCATCGATGAACATGTTGGTACCACCGACAGAGGCTGGGCCTCCGAAAGCGTGAATGGCGTTGGGAAGAGCGTCGAGGGCATCGGTGTAGTTGAATGGCTGGGCACCAAGAAGCTTGAACAGGATGTTGGAAGCATCAAGAGACGAGCAGTAGTCGACATTGGCATCGCGCTGAACAACCCAGATAAGCTCCTTGACCGGGTGGTTGAAGTTGAGCTTGATCTTGTTGGAAGAAGAACCAACGGACTCATCACCAGTGAACTGAAGCTGTTCAATGAGGTACTCATGGGGGTTCTGGGCCATGCGTCTGCGCTCATCGGTGTCGAGGAACACGTAGTCGACATAGAGAGAAGCGGCAACCAAGGACTGGTTGTAGGCAGCGTTGAGCTTCTGGTTTCCAGAATTGGCAGAGAGAGAGCCGACAGCCCACAAGCACTCGTCGATGGGGCGAATGTCGAGGTTAATCTTGACTTCGTGGTACTGAAGAGCGATCAAGGGTAGGGCAAGACCGGGGTTACGGCAGAACCAGAACTGGAATGGGATGTAAAGGGTGGTCTCGGGGAGAGCGTTACGAGGAGCGCAAACCTGGCGAGGAGCGTTGGAGTCGCAAGGGCCGTCAACATCAGCAAAGGCAGGGTCAGTGATGTAAGTCAACTGGGTGGTGTTGCCGATCATCTTGTAGTAACCGCGCTGCTGTTCGGTGGACATGGTGAGCTGGCACCAGATGTGCATCCAGTCACCGTACTGGCGGTCAATGCGCTGACCACCGATCTCAACCTCAACCTGAGAAATCAGCTGCTCACCGGGGAAATCGAGCCAGCGGGCATAAACGCCAGCGGCAGAGCCCTTGAGACCCTGACCGATTTCGGGAAGGGTCACCTGAAGGTAAGTGCGGTAAGCCAAGTCACCATTGCGGCTAATGGTGCAGGTAACACGCCTGCCAAAGTCAGCCTGGCCGTTGAAAGTCTGTTCGATAGACTCCATGGCAAAGTTGGTGTGCCTCTTGTAAGAGACCTTCCAGAAGGTAATCTGAGGATTACCGGTAAGATAAACGTCTTGTGCGCCATAGGCGACGAGTTGCATTAAGCCACCTCCCATTGTAGTAGATTGTTAAGTTGAAGTTTTGTAGTTTATAGTATGCCTAAAGAAAAAAATTTTTAGAAAAAACGAATAATTGTTTTTGATTTTTGAGTTTTGATTTTGATTTTTCTTTTTTTTCTTTTTAGAAAATCGTTTTTGGCTGTTTTATGTTTTACCTAAAGTTTGCTAAAACTAAAAGTAAAATGTAAAATGAAAAATGTAAAAATGTAGAGGTTAAAATCCAGGCGCCGATATAAATACGGGTGTGTCGGATGCCGCTCCTTCACTGCCCCCTGATTTGCCCTTGATTGCGGTTTGATTAAATTGTTTCAGCGTATATAGCCCTATTATTGCAGAAGCATACACGGAGAGAACGTTTTGAACAATTACCTTCAATGGCGCGGTTTCTCCTGAGACAAATCTCATATCAATAAACCGAATAATAAAGTACACGATTGCTATTGCTGCTCCTTCAATGAACATTTCTTGTGTCTATATAGGTATTGGGTAGTATCAGGTATGTATATATGGGTATGTATGGTATGTATATACGTATTACGTGTATAAAAAACATTTTATTTTTACGCAAATTACTCTACAGCATTCACATTCCAAACTGCGTAAAATCTGCAAGTACCGGTCGAGGCACCGACATGGATCCGTTTGAACTCACTGAATAATTTGGAACCTTCTTACATTCAAAAGAAGGCTCGGGGCATCTTGCACACGCGGGACAGGGTGGGCATTTTTTATTCTTAGATCCTCCAGTACCTCGAAATGCTGCACCCAGACCATTACTAAGTCCGCTCGAATCTTCTTGTTCTAATTCCAAATTCGAGTCTTCACCACCATCGTCGTCTTCATTTTCGCCGGATTCTTGGTTGCGATTACTAAACCCCGGATTCGTTGGACAACTTGGCGGCACAACTTGTGACTTCAAAATGTATAAATGTTCTTGCCCGGGTGGAATTTGGTCTCTTGTAATTCCTTTTGACAAATCCGATTTATTCGTTAACTTCTCGCGCAATGGTGCATATGGCTCAAATAATTCTTTATCATTATTCGAATTTGATGGCAGAATCGTATCGAACAGTGAAGTAAACGGGTCTACGTTATCGCTACCATCATCTTGAGTAGGCGGAAGCATCGGGTCGCTTTGACCATTATCAAGGTTGCTTAAACTTGGGTCAGTCATAGGCGCTTGTGATGGTGGCGGCGGTGGTGGTGGTGGTGGTACTAGATCACCTCCGGTATGTTGATTTGTTGTTTCAGATCCATTCTGGTTTCCTTCTTTATAATCGATAAACCTTCCTAAAAAAGATCCTAAGAGTAAAGATAGCAGCAGAATTCCAAACAAATGTACACTATTTAATTTCATTTCTTCGGTAAAAAACAGTTATTAATTAATTTATTAATTTATTTAATAGTATACTAGATATTATTTTATGGACAAAATTGATTTATTTTAAAAATTAGATAGTGTCACAGATAGACAGATAGAGATATATTATGGGTTATAAAATGAACGATTCGAAAGACAATCCAGCCTTTCCAAGTATATGCATTCCGTTCTCTAAAATAAGATACGGACCGGCGAATGACAAAGTTGTCACTGAATCATTTGTCAAAAAATGTTTTGGGCGTTATGGCAGTATTACTCACGTTGCCATAAAGTCTCACGTCGCTGACATCTGTCATTTGACATCTGCGCCCGAAAACGCAGTTGCGAGCAAATCTGCGGAGTATTATTATAGCATCGTAATTCATTTTGACAGCTGGGATCTTGAAAACAAGGAAGCCAAATACGTGAGATCGGTATTGATGTCTCCGAACGAGTTTTCCAACTTGAAACTTGTATACGATGGTCCGTGGTACTGGAAGTTCTTCGCGTTCAGACCGAAACGTCCTGCGTATTAAGAATAGTTTGCCTGCTAAGAATAGTCTGGAGTGGGGGTTCATTGGATATGTTCGTCATACCTGCGAATCGGGTTCACATAGTTAGCAACACGTTCCACGAATGCGAATTGTATACTGGATGAAAATTCTTGCTGTATGAACCGGTCAACAAAATCTTGAATTGTGGAATACGTAACCACCTTATTTTTCAATGAGTTAAGGTAATAAACAGCTGGATCGTCCCCATTTTTTATAACCGCGGTCCAGTGTCCACCGCGTGGCGAACCGTTCTCATTGACCAGCATTTTCCATTCAGAAGTGGCGCCAAGTGATAACAATGTAGCAGAGACGGCGTCTTTGTCATTTGATGGATTTTCCATGGAATGGTTTACGAGCGAAAGCGCCGCCATCAACAATGAAATGCTATGATTTTCGTATGACAAGCATTCAAACTCGTCGCGAATCGGACTCGAGTGGCTTTTCTTTAGCTTTTTGTTCATTGTCAAACAAAGCTGATGCAAGTTAATCGGGCCTTTTGGAGGAGGGACTGTTAAATTAAGCATTGGAACGCCATCATCGTTATCAAATGTGAATACCTTTCTTTGCAACAAGTTATTCAGAGCATGTCTGCCGCAAGAAGCCATCATGTTCTGATGCTCAAAATAAAGTCCGGATTCGGATTCTTTGCCCTTTTCTTTTTTTCCTTCTTGCATCTGACCCTTCTTTTCGCTTGCACTTGCACCTACGTTCGGTACCGGATTAATATCGGACCCAGGTCCAGACCCAGAAGCTGAATCCTCCGGTTGGATCAATTCGCCTATTACCGAAACATGTTTGTCATTCAATTCAAAGCGATGTCCAATGACCTTTACTCGAACCACCGCGTCTGGTCGAATAGAATTGAAATACTTATCCGAATCGGATGCGTGATGTTCTCGAAGAATGTATACGATTACCGGATTTACTACCGAGGCGCCGTTGATTCCGGCAAGAATGCCTGCGCTAGTTACGGATTTTACGCGGCATACTAGAATCGCGCCCTCGCATGGCAGAAATACCGAGCACGAGTATGCAACATCAAATACCACATTAGGCCCTTGAAGCAATCCGCTGGAGTGCGATAATATTTTACACGTGTTCGGGTGAACAAATCCATCCACTGTGCATTTATTCTCGATCTGGTTAGAAATATAAGTTCGAATCATTTGCGTAATGCTTCCCTTTGCAGCGTGACTGTTCACTTCAGTAAATGGAATCGTTACCTTCTTAGAAGCCAAACACTCTGAATAACAATTCGAAGCCGACATCTCTGAACCCGAACCCGATTGTTGTTGTTGCTGCTGTTGTTGCTGTAGTTGTGCCATTGCCATCATACTATTATAATATGGTGATATTTTATATCTATTTATGCATGTGATTTGTTATTAAAACAAGTTCAATTTTAATAATAAATAAAAATAAATAATTAAAATAGTAAATTAAATTAATAAATTAAATGACAGTATTCATAAATTGAATGATCGTCTCTTCTTCCGGTTTGGCATCAAATTCGATCACTTCAGACCCCTTCACTAATTTTATTGTAGGATAACCCTCAATGTTGAATTTTTCAGCCGTTGCAGGATCCGTGTCGCAGTCAACGATCCTGAAAATCACACGATGGCCATTGACAAGGGTGTCCTGATGCTTGCTCTTAACCGAGTTGAAAATGGGAACGGCGCGTTTACAGTGCGGACACCAGTCCGTTTTAAACAAATAAATTTCCGCAGTTGGAGCACTGCTCATATCCTGTGACCCGTCTTCATTTTGTGTTTTGGACGAACCCTGCTTAACATTAAGATTAAAGTCCGAAAACAGCGGTCCGACGTATGTGGTGTATGCCCAGTATGCGACTGCCAAAAATGCAATAGCCACTAAAGCATACATAATATACTTGCTGTTCGAATCCGAAGAAGACCCCGACGCCGAACTTGAGGATGGAGCTCCTCCCATCATGCTGGTTAACCCCTTTATCGCATCATTAAACATTGTGTTTGTTATAATAGTTCTATATATTATGTATGCATCAATAATATATAATATTTAACTTATTATTTATTTATAAAAATTCAATTTTCATCTTCTTCTAAAATTAAAAATTAAAAATTAAATTAAATATATTTCATTGCAAATGTATCCCAATTGAAATTGTTGGCCCATTTTACACGGTTGTCAATATTGCTAAAGTCTTCGCGCTGTACAAAGTACTGGTCTACTGCCAACCAGCATTTTTTACTTTTGTTAAAATATCCCGAATACATGTCATCAATTGCCAACGTTTTTCGTGTTTCCGGCTTAACGACATTCGAGCTGCCACCAGGTTTCACCTCAATAGCGGTGGGCGCTCGGCCTTGACGCAAATAGTCATTGTAATAGTAATTCAAAATCTCATCGTACATGGATTTCTTAACAATATAGGCATGGTTACACCATATCATTCCACGTATCCAGTCACCGGTCTGAGCTTCGATCGTATGTGTCAATATTCCGCCAAAATACAGCATGTCCCACTCCTTAGGAAGCGAGTTTCTGTTAAATTTTGAAAAACTGTCTCGAACAACTACATCGTCTTCCAATACCATAATTGCGTCATAGTTTTTTTCTTTTGCACGGTGAATTGCTCCAATGTGCGCTTCCAAACACCCGATTACCGGGAGCGGATGCAGCTTGTTTTGCAGAAACGTGAACGTTATTCCCTTTGAAAGCAACTCGTCGCGAACTTGGGTATGTCGGTCACTTCGTTCGTCGGTGGTAATTACCACCACTTCATTGACCAATTTCATCAATTCGTTGGCTGCGTATGAAAATTTCAGCGTATCATCGCTCATTGTCGTATGTTCATATTGACTGTCGATACAAACTGCGGCATCCGGAATATAATTGAAAAAGTCATTTTTCTTTACAACGTCAAACAAAATCGTTTCAAACAAGTGCACTCCGTAGTTGTTGGGTTTGAAGTCGAACTTGCGAGAACCGTCAAATACATCGCGTTCCGTCCAAGCAACCGGGAAAAAATTCTGACAATTCAAAATTTCAATTCCAAATTTCGATTCGTAATACGGGTTGTTTTCAATAAGGAGTCGATTCGTGTCCCGAATGTGGTATGCCCATACGCCCATCCGCAACCCAGTTTTAAAATTATCCAACCATATTTTAAGAAACTCGTTTTGCGGTTTGGCGGCGATGAATGCATTGATAAGCCCTGGGCCATCTCCTTCTTTGGACAAGTACAAGCTTTTACCGGTGTTGAACACTTCGCTGAAATTTTTTACAATCAGCATGTCAAGATCGAGGTACACACCGCCGTACTTGTATAAAACTTCAAGTCGAACTACGTCGGCCTTATACTGAAAATGCGACAGTTCATATCCATCGAAATGGGTAGGAACCTCGATACTCTCGATGCGCACGCGAGGGTGGGTTTTTAGTTTGTCCCAGTACGCATTTCCCACGGGTTCGACGCTGTTATAAATTACAACTTTGTAGTCTAACATATGGAACAGCATGGATCGTACGCAGCGATCGTGAAAGTTGTGAAACTCGGTCTCTCCAAAAT